TCGCAGGGTCTGGCTCCCAGTAGCAAAGACAGATGATCAGCTCGTGGTCCTTGGGACCGCCGCTGCCCTTGCGTCGTTCTTCCTGGTGGCCGTGGCTGGCGTAGTGGCGTTGCTCGCCTACTGGGCAGCGAGCGGAGCCCCAGATTTGGATCTCCGTGTTGCCTTCGGACACGCGCAGCCAAGGATGCCGATCCTCCTCGCGGCAGACCAGACGGATCCAGCTGCGCAGCTGACGGTCCGGCGTGATCCCGAGTCGATGGCGCACGTCACAATCGTCAACCGCAGTAAGTATTCGGCCAAGAATCCGGGCGTCAAGATCGAACTATCTGGCACCGACTCCGGATTCCCAGACCCTCGCACGTGGAACCAGATTGAAACCGCCACAAACGGGGCGTGCATCGCAATTCAATGGGACGGCGGGGTGGACTACATCATCCACGGAAGCTGGGAGAGGTTACTCCCGGCCTTCGGCATGGGTGGTGCTCTGGTCACCGCAAATATGACGCCCGAATTGACCATCACCGTGGTCGCGGACGGCATAGCGCCCCTCGTACGGAAGTATCGGATTGAAGTGCTAGGCACGCAGGAGTACGAGCAGCGCACGAACATGGGAGCGGCATGAATCAGGTCGACGACTTCCTCACCATCGGCAAGATCCTCCTCCCTGCCGCTTTCGGTTCCGCCGTCACCTGGACCACCACCAGGGCCACCCAGCGCCGAGCCGACACCAAGGCAGCCCGCGCATCGTTGACCGCGGCCTACCAGCAACTCGTACGAGAACTCATTGCGTTCACGGTTGCGCGCGACGCGCACGACAACGTGCGCATCGGGAAATCCGGACGCAACACGATCCTCCAGATCGCGGCGGTTCAGGGCATCGCGGCCTTCATCGCATCGGAGCGAGCGACGACAACGGCCCGGGTCTTCAGCGCCGCGCCCGCTACAGCACGTGCGATCACCGACTGGCGCTTGAAAGTAGACGAAGCCTCACTCACTGCCCTCGCGCCGGCCTTCATCAACGTGTCCAACGCTGCTGTCCCTCTGGTGACGGGCAAGGATGCTCGCGTCTCGGGGGCCGCCGCCAAGCTCATGGCGGTGGTTCGGGAGCGCCCCACAGACGATGAGGCGTTGAATGCCGCCTTGGCCGTCGTACGTGACGCGGTGCTGGCCGCCACGGCCACGCCTCCATCGCGATGGAGGCGAGCGCTTCCATCTGGGGGCCGAGCGGCGATTGAAGCGCCGCACAACCGGACGCCGTGATCGCCTTCGGTGGCGGAACGCCCTGGCCGGCCCCCCAGCAGGGCGTTCCGTGTGTGACCGCCTACAGGGAGGACACCTTGAGGCCCGGCGCCCGTGCGACGAACGCGTCCGGCTTCGTATCGCCAGGGATGCTGGCCAGCCGCTTGAACTCGGCCAGGGTGGCCACCGGCTCTCCGTGCGCCCAGAAGCTCCATGCTTCCGGGTCGGGGTTGGCCGCGAGCGCGGTCTCCAGCGAGATCCGTGCTTCCAGGCCGACATTCCCTGACGGTGCCGGGTCTTGGTGCCTTTCGAGGTTCCACCGTTGAACTGTCATGCCTCGACGGTAGACCGCCACGGCCGCCGGGATTCCCCGAACGCCGCATCGCCGCGCATCACCTGGCGCATCATGAGATTGGCCGCTCCCCCGTGCGGCTGTGGCCGGCTCCGCCACGTCCCCCCGATGGCGGAGCCGGTGCTCGTTCACATCAGGCCAATCCTTGATCACTCGGCGCATACTGGGCGCAGCCCCTGCCCCTCCTGCCACACCGGGAGCTGCGCCATGCCCACGCCCTGCCCAGGCCCTTGCAACACCGCCTACCGCCGCGCCGCCGAGAACGAAGCCACCCTCGGCATCACCTACGACATCAGCCCCAACTGGGGAGATCCCACCCAGTGCTGGGCCTGCGTCGACCGCACCGCCGGCTACCTCGCGAAGCTCCCGCAGCTCCTGCAGGACGTCCTGGCTGAAGCCGTCGACGGCACACAGGTCAAGCTCACCGGCACCATCGGCCGGGCGCCCGAGGCGACTTGGCCCGGTCAGGCCTCCCGCATCCTGGTCGACCGGATCGTCAGCGAGATGACCGAGCTCGGCGCCGACATCCTCAAGGCACGCCGCCCCTGGGCCCAGGCACTCACCCCGGGCCCAGGGACAGCAGCGAACGAAGAGAAGCGCATCGCGGACATCGCCGCCGCGCTGCTCGCACACTGGGACTGGGCGATGCAGAACCACCCCGCAGCTGACGAGCCCCATAGCCGCGGCAACGCCAACCCCGGTGCGCAGGCCACCGCCTGGTACTTCGCGGCGCTGTACTTCACCAAGCAGGACGAGATCCGGGAGGAGCCGCAGCGGCTCGCCCCGTGCCCGCGTTGCAAGGGGCCGTGGCTGTTCGAGGCCCGCAACGGACAGCTCGTCAAAGGCGAGGCGTACATCGAGTGCAGCAACCGGGACTGCCGCAAGCTCCTGACGCAGGCCGAGTACGCCGACTACATCGCCGATCTCGACCGCGACGCGAAGGCCCGACGAGAGCAGGCGGCCGGGAACCGCATCGTTGCAGCTTGACGGCCTCGGCCATCATGCATGATGCTTTCCAGCGGAGCACCATGCCCACCAGACGTTGCTCAAGGCCCCGCTGACCACACGCGGGGCCTTCCGCATTTCCAGGAGGTGCCGAGTGGTTGACCTTTCCGTGGACCTCACCGCCACCTACTGGACCGCCCCCGAAGCCGCCGAGGCCGCTGGCGTCGATCCGAACGTCGTAAGGAACTGGGCGTACCGCGGAATCATCACCTCCGACCGCAAGAACTGGCGCAGCCAGCCGCTGTACCTCGCCATGGACGTCATCCGGGCCGAGCGAGCCACCCGCGCGCGGGCCCGCCGCACCTACGCCGCAGCCTGAACCACCCGGCCCGACCAGCGAGGGGTGGTGAGGCGATGCCGCTCCCCAGCACCGCGCAGATCACCGTGCCCGTCGGCGGCCAGTGGAAAGCGTCGTACACCTTCACCGACGACGACGGCCGACGCATCGACATCAGCACCTACGCGTGGCGCTTCTCGATCAGGCCCTCCACCGCGGACCTCAGCAGCCCAGCCCTCGTCACCGTCAGCTCGGCGAGCGCGACCGGCCAGGGCTACATCACCGTCACCACCGACACCTCCACAGCGCTGGTCGTCCTCGCCCCGGCCGCGACCGCGCTGCTCACCGGCACCGCCTACGTCTACGCCCTGTGGATGGACCCAGGCCTGACCGATGCCGAGCCGTGGGTCACCGGCCCCTGCTACCCCGAGCCCGTCGCAGCACCCTGAGCTGAGCGGAGGTGGCCATGCCGAACGTCATCATCTCCGCCGCCGGGGTCCAGGGCCCGCGCGGCAACGGCTGGCTCGTCAGCGATGGCTCACCAGCCGACACGCTGGGCGTCGACGGCGACTTCTGCCTGGACATGGCGAACCCCGACGCCCCCACCTACTACGGGCCGAAGGCGAACGGCACCTGGACCGGGGCCGGGCCCTACACCCTCGGCGGCGGCAGCGTCGGCGCGCTGCTCGCGGCCAACAACCTCGACGACGTCGACAACGTGGCCGCGGCCCGGACCAGCCTCGGACTCGGCAGCGCAGCCACCCAGGCCGCGAGCGCGTTCGACGCCGCCGGCGCGGCCGCCACCGCGCAGGCCAACGCCGAGACCTACACCGTCAGCCAGATCGCCGCCGAGGTCACCAGGGCCAACGGTGCCTACGACGCAGCAGGAGCAGCCAGCGCCGCCCAGGGCGCGGCCGAGACGTACACCGGCACGCAGCTGGCCGCCGAGGTGACCCGCGCAAACGCCGCCTACGACGCGGCCGGCGCCGCAGCAGCCGCCCAGGCCGCCGCCGAATCAGCAGCTGCGGCCGCCTACCTGCCGTTGCAGCCATGGGTGTTCGACGTGACCGCACCGGCGTACGGCGCGAGGGGCAACGGCCAGCTCGTCATCGACGGCGCCATGGGCATCGGCTCGGCGGTACTCACCTCCGTCAGCGCCCTGTTCACGAGCAACGACGTCGGCAAGCCAATCCAGGTCAAGGGGGCGGCCGCAACCGGGGTCACCACCCTGGTGACGACTGTCGCCTCCTATCAGTCACCAACTCAGGTCACGCTGAACGCTGCCAACGCCACCGGTTCTGCGCTCACCGGCCTGACGGTGCTGTGGGCATCCGACGACACCTCGGCGATCCAGTCCGCGATCAACGCCGCCATCACCTACGCGCAGGCCCACGGCGGGGCTGCGACCGTCCTGATCCCGGCCGCGGCCAAGCGGTTCTACGGCATCGCCGGAGCCCTGCAGACGACCGCAGCTGGCAACGCCCAGCTCACCCTCCCCGTCGTCGCCACCACCGGCAACAAGCTGGTGATCACTTTCCAGGGCGCGGGTGACGGTGCGGCTCAGCAGCACTGGCAGGAAGCCCCGCCGCAGATGTCCGGCAGCACGCTGGTGTCCTTCGGTGTGTTCGCAAACCCCTCGGCGCAGACCGCGAGCATCAACGCCCACGGCAACCCGTCGCTGCTCGGCGGCCCATCCGAGCCCGGCGGCTACGGCGTCAGCCCCGGTACCTTCACCAACGTCCACGTGATCTTGCGTGGACTGAGCCTGCGCACCGTCCACACCGCATGGGGCCTGGGTTACAACGCCTTCGACTTCGATGGCTGCGCCAACGCCGCACTCCACGACGTCGGTCTGGGCTCGCTCGGCACCGTCGCGAACGGGGACTTCGGCAACCCGTCGCTGTTCGGCACCGGCCTGGTCATCGGCGGCATCATGCCGATGTCCGGCAACAACGACCTCAGCATCATCGACAACGTCACTGTGTTCGGCGGTTTCACCTACGGCCTGTTCGTCACCGAGCACACTGACGTCTACGGCCTGCGGATCCTCTACAGCTGGGCTGGTCTGTGCCCTGTCGGAACGTACGACGGCAGCGTTGGCAGCACCCACGCGATCCGGGGCTTCGTCAGCGTCGAGGCCTGCCACTACACGATGTACCTCATCGGTGCCGGGTCCGGCGGCGTCGGCCCGTTCCTCCATCTGCTGCTCGACTCCGAAGGCACCGTATTGTTCGGTGACAACGACTCCGGCACCGCATCGGCATCCGCGAAGGGCCAGGTAGTGCTGACCGGCGAGGTCTCACTGCCGGTCAACTTCGACTGGCCGCCGGGCTACGACGTCGTCAACGACCAGGTGTCATTCGCGAGTACGGCCGTGAGCAGCGCCTATACGGTCACGCCACTGGACGAGGTCATCGAGGCCAACGCCACCAGCGCGCCCTTCACAGTCACGCTCCCGACCGCGGTCGGCCGGTCAAGGCGCGTCGTCGTGATCAAGACGGACTCCGGCGGCAACGCTGTCACGGTGGCCACGACCGGTGGCCAGACGATCAATGGCGCATCGACGAAGTCCCTGGCTTCGCAGTGGTCGGCCATCGAGGTCACCCCGTCCGCTGCCGGCAACTGGCTCGACCTCTGAGCCATCATCAACTCCTCACCGGGCCGGGCAGCTCGGTGGGGTTTCCCGCGCCATGGGGATGGGTCGCGGGACGCTCGCGGTCCGGTAGAGCCCCCGCTCCCGGACCGCGAGCCCAAACGGAAGGCGGTGACCGTGGACGAGCAGAAAGCCGACGCCTACAAGCGCCTCGACGAAGCCCTCCGCGAAGTCTGCCGCCTCGACGGCTGGGAAGGGCTGCTCACCGACTGGGTCGTCGTGGCTGCCTGCCAGTCCTTCGACGCGAACGGCCACTCCATCACCGATGTCGGCCAGGTCCTCCCCGGCGGCGGTGGTGACATCCCCAACTACCGCATCCAGGGACTACTCGACTACGCGCTCACCGGCTACCGCGCACAGGTCGGCTACTTGCCAGTTCCGGGCGAGGACGAGCCGTGACGATGACGCCTTCGCTGTCCGGCCGCTGTTCGCGGTGCGGCCAGCCCGTGCTGCTCACCGAAGACCGCTGGACCCACCCCGGCGACCGCTGCCCGGCCGCCGACTTCCTCCCCTCACGAAGGACGCCCATGTCCCGCCACCCGCACCCCCATCCCCACGCCGAGCCCGCATCCACGCCCCATGCGCCGGAGCAGCCGCTGGACTTCGGCGCAGCACTCACCGCCCTCAAGGCTGGCCACAAGGTCGCCCGCACCGGCTGGAACGGCAAGGGCATGTTCGTCGTGCACCAGGCCGGATACCCCGACGGCATCCCGATCAACGCCAACACTGCCCGGGCCACCGGGATCGCCGAGGGCACCGTCTGCAAGTTCCGGCCGTACCTGATGATGCTCACCGCCGACGGCGAGTTCGTGCCGTGGGTCATCTCGCAGACCGACGCGCTGGCCGACGACTGGCAGATCGTCGCGGCGTAGCGGCACCAGCACGACGTCCCATCAGCGCGGGCCAGGAGCCCGCCAGCCCCACAAGGACCGCCCATGCACCCCAGAGCGATCACCCCGGAGAAGCGCGCGGCAATCCTCAAGGACATCAAAGCCGTCCCCAAGACCGGCAAGAGCCGCAACCAGATCGCGCGCGACCGCGGCGTCAGCATGAGCACCGTCACCAAAATCGCGGGCAAATCAGGCCACGGCGACGCCTTCGACCGGACCCGCACCGCAGCCGCCACCCGCGCAGTCGTCATCGACTCCCGCGCCCGCCGCGAGCAGCTCCGCAACGACCTACTCGACGACGCCCAACGCCTCCGTGAGCGCGCCTGGTCATCACACGAGGCGTACATCAGCACCCCCCAAGGCGCCGAAAGAGTCGTCCTGGAACTGCCGCCGCTGCAGGACACCCGGGCCGCGTTCAACGCCATCGGGATCTGCATCGACAAGAGCCTGCGCCTCGAGCAGTTCGACACCGACGACTCCGGGGCGAGCGCAGTCGACGAGTGGGTGCGGAGCCTCATCGGAGAGAGCCGGTAGCGCGTGCGCGTCGAACCGCTCACCGGTAAGGGCCTGGAGTCGGTTCGTCAGGCCGAAGCGCGACTCAACCTGTGGGAGGGCTCGGTCCGGTCGTCCAAGACGGTCTCCAGCCTGATCGCCTGGCTGAAGTTCGTCCGGGCGTCGCCGCCCGGGAACTTGCTCATGGTGGGCAAGACCGAGCGCACCTTGAAACGCAACGTCATCGACCCGCTGATCGAATGGCTCGGTGCGAGCCGCTGCAAACTCATCACCGGCAGCGGTGAACTGTGGCTGCTCGGCCGCCGAATCTACCTGGCCGGCGCGAACGACGAGCGAGCGCAGGAGAAGATCCGGGGTCTGACCCTGATCGGCACGTACGTCGACGAGGTGTCGACGATGCCCGAATCGTTCTTCACCATGCTGCTGTCCCGGCTTTCCCTCGAGGGCGCCCGCCTGTACGGCACGACCAACCCCGACAGTCCTGCGCACTGGCTGCTGCGGGACTACCTGCAGCGCTCCAGCGTGTGGCTCGACCACGCCGGGAACCTCCTGCGGTTCGAGGGCGAAGACCGGCTCGACCTGGCCCGGTTCTCGTTCCGGCTCGCGGACAATCCGTACCTGTCCCGCTCCTACATCGAGGCCCTGTCCCGCGAGTTCACCGGCCTGTGGCGGAAACGCTTCATCGAAGGCCTGTGGGTCGCCGCCGAGGGCGCGATCTACGACATGTGGGATGAGCAGCGGCACGTCATCGACATCGTGCCGCCCATCACCCAGTGGCTCTGCGCCTCCGTCGACTACGGCACCACGAACCCGTTCCACGCGATCCTCCTCGGACTCGGTGGCGAGAACGACGAGCACGGCATGCGCCGCGACACCCTCTACGCCGTCTCGGAATGGCGCTGGGACTCCCGGCAGAGGCACCGGCAGCTCACGGACCTGGAGTACGCGCAGGGCCTGCGGGAATGGCTCAACGGCGTGCGGTTCCCCGGCGGCCACCTGCGCGGCCCGACACCCCAGTACCTGGTCATCGACCCGTCGGCGGCCAGCTTCAAAGTCCAGGCGCACCAGGGTGGCTGGAACGTCGTCGACGGCGACAATGCGGTCCTCGACGGCATCCGCCTGGTCTCCAGCCTGCTGTCCGCGGGGCGCCTGAAGTTCTCGCGGTCCGGCTGCCCAGCGGTCATCGACGAGTTCCCGTCGTACTCCTGGGATGAGCGGGCCGCGCGCCTGGGCGAGGACAAGCCCATCAAGATCAACGACCATGGGTTGGACGCCTCCCGCTACGGCGTCACCACGACCCGCGGCCTGTGGCATTCCCGGCTCCAACTCGCCGCCGCCGCCTGACGGGAGACCTCGATGCGCCAACCGGCCGTCGTCGTCGCAGGCGAACCGGAACTGCACGGCTGGTGCGCGACGTGCCGACTGCCGTCGCGGGTCCGCGTGCCACTGCACATCGGCAGCACCACCGCACCGGTCTCCGCGGTCCTGGAGATCTGCCCGGGCTGCGGCACCGGCCACGACCGGCCATTGGTCGCAGCCATCAGCCCGGGCCCGCGGCCGCCCGTGCGGTTCAACCCGTTCGTCCGGGCCGCGCACGCCCTGCACCGACTCGCCTGCCGGCGCAGCGGGCTTCGGTCGCTGGGCTGCGCACACCGCGACTGCCCCTGGCCGGGCCAGTACCGGCACGAGCACCAAATGGCCGGCGAAGACGGTACCTGGCGCTACTACTTCTGCACCCGGCGCCACCGCCGTACCTGGGCCGCTGAGCACCGCATCCGACTGACCTGATCCACCGCGTGAGCGGCTACCTGAAGTGGGGGTGGCCGCGTGGCCGTTGTCGATGACCGCATGCGGATGCTGATCCCGACGGGCGACTGCGCTTGGCCGCCGCCGCAGTACAACCCGATCACGCTGCAGATGCGGACCTGGGACGCCTGGTGGTCCGGCGACCCCGACAAGCTCCAGTGGGTCTACTACAACCTCGGCGACAACTCCCCGGTCGGGCGCAGCTTCTTCGCGACGACCGGTGAGAAGAACCTGCCGATGCCGCGCCCGGGCCAGTTCCGGGGCGGCCTGCTCGGATCGATCACCTACACGTTCTGGGGGGCGCCGGTCCCGCCCGGTGAGAAGCGCAGCAAACTCCACGTCCCGATCGCGTCCGACATCGCCGCGACCAGCGCCGACATGCTGTTCTCGAAGGCGCCAGTGGTGACCGCGTCGAACCCGGCGAACCAGTCTGCGCTCGACGCCCTCATGGACGACGGCATGCACGCCACCCTGCTGGAGGGCGCCGAGAACGCCTCCGCGCTGGGCGGCGCGTACCTGCGGGTGGCCTGGGACACCGACGTCTCCGACGAGCCGATGATCGACGTCGTGCCGGCGGACGCCGCGGTGCCGCTGTTCTCTCACGGCAAGCTCCTGGGTGTCACGTTCTGGCGGATCGTCTCTGACGACGGCTCAGAGGTCGTCCGGCACCTGGAGACCCACGTCCCCGGCCAGAACGCGATCTTCCACAACGTGTACGTCGGTGACCAGACCGACCTCGGCCGCGTCACCCCGCTCACGGACATCCCCGCGACGGCGCAGTTCGCGCAGTACCTGTCCGAGGGCAACGCGATCACGTTCCCAGACATGCCGAAGGACGCCAGCACCGTCGTCTACATCCCCAACATGCGCCCCAACAAGATCTGGCGGGACCTCGGGCCGACGGTCGCGCCGCTGGGCCGGTCGGACTACTCCGGTGTCGAGATCCTCATGGACGCCCTCGACGAGGTCTACAGCTCCTGGCAGCGCGACATCCGCTTGGCCAAGGCCCGGCTGATCGTCCCTCAGCAGTACCTGGACAACCTCGGCCGCGGGAAGGGGGCCGTGTTCGACCCGGACCGCCAGGTGTACAGCCCCGTCTCCGCGATGACCAGCGGCGGCGGCAGCGTCAGCAACGACATCATGGCCAACCAGTTCCAGATCCGCGTCGAAGAGCACCAAGCCACGGCAGCCGACTACATGAACCGGATCATCCAGGGAGCGGGCTACTCGGGGCAGTCCTTCGGCGAGTACGACGGGGCCGGCGGCACGATGACCGCGACGGAGATCCGGGCCCGGGAACGCAAGTCCCTGATCACGTCGTCGAAGAAGCGCCTCTACATGCGGCCCGGGCTGCGGGACATCTTCTACGGCTGGCTCGCCGTGAAGCAGAAGATCTTCAACGACAGCACGGTCACCCCGGAGCGCCCCGAAGTGGAGCTGCCGGACACGGTCGTGCCGGAGGTCCTGGAGCTCGCCCAGGCAGCATCTGCGCTCGCCCAGGCCGACGCGGCGTCGAAGGAGACGCTGGTGCGGATGGTGCATCCGGACTGGTCCGAGGCCGAGGTGCAGCGCGAGGTCCGCATGATCTACGCCGAGACCGGACTCGACCTGGCGGGCCGCGCGAAGATCACGATCGCGCCGCCGATGAACAGCGACGAGACGATCTCTCAGGAAGTCCAGGAACTCGCGGACGCCTCCCAAGCCCCGGCGGTCGCCGAGCTTCCCGAGACCGGCGACACCGACGAGGAGTGACATGGCCGACAAGAAACGAACGATCAAAGCCGCCGGGAAGCCGTCGATCACCTTCAAGCCGGGTGGCCTCCACGAGTCCCTCGGGGTGCCGAAGGACAAGCCGATCCCGCCGGCGGCCATGAAGGCGGCCGTCGACGGCAAGAAGGGCCCGAAGGCACAGAAGCAGGCCCTGTTCGCGAAGAACGTCCTCGGCAAAGGCCGGGGCGGCAAGACGACGAAGGGGAAGTGACCATCATGGCGATCGGTGACAGCGGCAAGGCAGTTCCGTCGAAGGTGCCCGGCCAGGGCCCGTCGGCCGCGGCCGACCAGGTCGGCAAGCACGTGCGCGGATCGGGCGCGATGCCCGGCACCGGCGACACTGCCGGGCCCTCCGCCCAGGGCAACCAGCGCGCGAGTGCGGGCGACGCTGACAACGACGGGATGTGACGTGGCCGCCCCCACCGGGAAGGCCGTCACGTCGAGCGCCCCGGGTGGGGGCCCGCGTGACCTCTCGCAGGACCTGCAGCGGCACCGCGAGCAGTCCGACGCGACGGTGACGTGCCCGCCCGGCGGCTATCCGACGACCGTCGGCGGGAACCCCAACGCCCCGGACGTGCGACAGACCTCGGACGACGACAGCGGTGGCCCGGTCCTCGCGCCGGGCCCCTACTCGCAGGCCACGCAGTGGGCGGGCGGCCTACTGATGACCACCGAATCACCTACTGCGGCCGCTGCCGCCGGCGAGATCATCCCGCCCAAGGCAGCGCGCGAATTCGTGTGCAACCGCTGCGGGATCGGCCAGTGCGCACGCTGCCGCGACCGGGCCTGCACCTGCTGCTACGGAAACGAGGATTGAATGGCTGCGACCGATATCGCCGCGAAGGTGCGTTCTGCCGCACTGTCCACCATCGAACGCTCCTGCTTCGGGGAGGACTTCGGCGTCGATGCCTCGGCGTCCCTGGCGCAGTCAGCCACGGGTCCGGTGGTCGTTTACACGCTGATCGTCACCACCCGCTCGCCGCTGCTCGGGCAGGGGTCGCTGGTCCACGTCACCCAGATCCAGTCGCCCGACCCGTCGGCCGAGCAGATTGACCAGGCGGTCACGCAGGCCATGGCCGAGCTGCGCCGGGCGTCCTCGAAGATCCTCGCGGACCGGGAGAATGCTCCGGCGCTGGGCGGCACATTTCGCCCGTGAGCCCGAACGGCGGCGAGGTGACCGATGACCTCGTTGCCGAAGACCCCAGGTGATCAACGCGAGGACTATGCCCAGGCCGTGGCCGACACGGTCGCCGCGGTGTACGAGCAAGCCGAACTGGTCCTGATCGCCACGGTGGCCGGGCTCGCCCGCAGAGTCGCTGCTGGCGTCCTCACCGCGCCGCTGGCCAGCCGCCAGCTGGCCCGGGCCACCAGTGCCGCGCTCGACACCGTGGCCGTACGGATCCGCGCCGTCCTTGACACGGCCGCCGCAGCCACCCGCCGAGAGGCCGGCAGCGCGTTCCCCGGTGCGGCGCACGTGGCCGCACCGGATTGGACGGCGCTCGCCGAGTCCCTGGACGCGGCGGGCGACACGGCCGCCGCGTCCGCCCGGGACGCCCTCCTGTCGGCTGTCGCGGCCGCCGGACAGGGCACGGGCAACGTCTTCACGCCCTACCAGCAAGCCGTCGACCAGGCCATCGCCACCACGCGCGGCGGCCTGCCCGGCAGTTCGCTGTCCCTGTCCCGGATCCAAGCCGCGCAGAAAGCCCTGGACGAACTCGGCGAGCAGGGCATCACAGGCTTCACCGACCGCACGGGGCGCCACTGGAACCTGACCAGCTACGTCGAGATGGCGACCCGAACCGCGGTGTCCCGGGCCTGGGACGATCTGCAGGCCGCCGCACTGGTGCGGTCCGGCCTGGATCTGGTGCTGGTCTACACGCACTCGCTGGAGGGCAGTTGCCCGCAGTGCCTGCCGTGGCTTGGGCAGACCCTGTCGCTCACTGGCGCAACCCCAGACCGTCCGACGCTGGCGCAGGCCAAGGCCGCGGGCTTCCGCCATCCCAACTGCCGCTGCTCCTGGGCGGCGTTGGGCGCTGGTGTCGCAGCCGAGGTCACCAACCCTGTGGCCCTGGACCGGGCCGCGGCGGTGTACCGGGCCTCGCAGCATCAGCGGGCGCTGGAGCGCCGGGTGCGGGCTGCGGGGCGGCGGTCGCATGCGGCGATCACTCCGCAGGCCCGGGCCAAGGCGCGGCGCGACCTGGCCAGCGCGCGGTCAGTGTCCGAGGCGCACCGGCGCAGCAGCGGCCTGCGGATGACCCAAGTCGGCGTCAAGCGCCGGGAGCATCCGTTCCGGGCTCACTAGCCGCCGTCCGTGCCTGCACATGGGCTCTCTTCGTCGTGCACGGCCAAGTCTGTCCACAGAGGCAGCAGTCGAGCAGCGCGTTCGTCCCCCAGAGCCCGCACTCGGAGTCGTCGCACCCGCCGCACTCGTAGCGGTGCGGGTGGTGCTGGCCGACCTGGCACGTCGCCTGCCTGTTCACCGGCACGAGGGTTCCCGCCAGGCCGATGAACGTAGCTGGCCGCTCGGCGTGATCGATCCGTGTCATGGACCGACGATACGCGCGCCTCGGCGGCAAGCTCCGCCCACTCAGACCACCCGTCCCAGCGGCAGGTTTCACCATCCCGGCCAGGTGCCGGGCACACCACGCCCCAGGAGGGCCACGCATGCGCAACACTCCGCTGACACCGCCTGGTGCGGTCCTCGGCTACCGCAGGGACGGCCGCCCGATCCACCCCATCGCGGGCGGATCCGAAACGGCCACCGAACCACCCGCCATCCCGGCGGCACCCGCAACGCCGCCGGCTCCGCCGGTGCCCGCGCCCCCGCAGCCGCCGGCCCCGCCAGCTCCTACGGACCCTGCGGCCGGCCAGCCGCCGACGGCAGCAGCTGTCGACGAACTCCCGCCGTGGGCACAGAAGAGCATCACCGAGCTGCGCGCCGAAGCTGCGGCGAACCGCGTCAAGGCCAAGGAGACGGCCGACGCGCTCGCGGCCTTCAAGGCGGATCAGGACAAGAAGCAGGCCGCGCAGCGTGAGGCGTTCGCCAAGGCCATGGGCCTCGCGCCTGCGGAGCCGCCGACCGCCGAGCAGCTCGCCGAGCAGCTCGCCGCCGAGAAGACCGCGCGCGATACGGACCGTCAGCTGGCTCAGCAGGCAGCGGTCCAGCTGGCCGTGTTCCGCGCGGCCGCCGAGGCGCAGGTCGACGGCAACGCGCTGCTCGACTCGCACGCGTTCACCAGCACCCTCAGCGGCCTGGACCCTGCTGCGCCGGACTTCCAGCAGCAGGTCGCCGCAGCCATCACCAAGGCAGCCGAGAACCCGCGCTACCAGGTCGCGCCCGCGGTTCCCGCGCCGCCTGCTCCCCCTGCGCCGCCGACGGTCCCGGCCTCCGGGGCCGAGTTCAGTGCGCCCCCCGGCGGCCCACGCCAGTGGACCGACGCGGACGTGCAGGCGGCTACTCCGGCGCAGCTGCAGAAGGCCATCAACGACGGCCTCTGTCTGCAGTTGGGCTTCGGTCCGAAGCGCGGCTCCCGCCGCTAGTCGGAGTCCTCCAAAGACTTGCCCCGGCTGATCCACGTACGAATCGCGTGGCAGTTGGCGCAAACAATGTCGCACTTCTCGATCTCAGCCTGGACGGTCTTGATCGAGTAGTCGCCGGAGCCGAGATTGAACAGCTTCGGGCCACGGCCGGGCACATGGTCGAAATGCATGCAGCAAGGAGGGAACTTCCCTCCGCAGTCCGCACACGCGGCGTCCCGCTTCGCGTCGGCTATATAGGTTCGAGCCGTGCGGCGAAATTTCGAATCGGTGTCTTTTGCGTACGTGCGCATGTAGCACGTGGCACAGAGCGGCGGCTCCTGCCCCTTATAACGGGTGGTGGCGTCCGCTCCGCAGGGGCACGGAGCCTCGATTGGCTTCGCTGGAATTCGGGCCCGTGGCGCAAGCAGTCCGTCGTCTGTTAGCCAGCGCCGGATCGCGGTGCCGGTCACCTGGTATTGCGCTGCCAACTTGCTGACGGCCGCCCTTGGGCCGCCCTCCTCAACTGCCTTGGCGTACGCCAAGGCCAGCTCTGCGGGCGCGATGCGCGCACGCGGGGCGCGGGTAGAGCGCACGCCAGCTTGCACGAGCCGCCGGTACACAGTCCGCGTAGGCACGTCGTAGATGCGGGCCATCTCGGCGACGGCCTTGTGATTCCCATGCCGGGAAACAAGGCCGTGAAAAACGTCAGCGATTTCGGCCGCCGTGGGCCAGGTATCCATGGCAATAGTTTACCGGAAATCGCTCGGTTTAAAGAGAACTTTTCTCATCGGCATGCACCGCCAGGCGTGGTGGCCGGATTCATTCCCGTCCATTCACCAATCCCACTCGCATGGGACAGATCTAGGCGGTGATTTCCATTTCGGTACTAGCGTTCAAGCCCGAAATTTGGAGCAAGGTCATCCTCGCGGCCCTCCAGAAGAACCTCGTCTTCGGCGGCAGCGGGATCGTCAACAACGACTACGAGGGCGAGATCAGCGGCCCCGGCAACGTCGTCCACATCACCCAGTTCGGCGACCCCGTCATCACGCCGTACACGCCGAACTCGACCCTCGTCTACCAGGCCCTGAACGACGCCGGCCTCGACCTCAACGTCGACCAGTCGTTCAGCTTCTCCTTCAGCGTCGACGACGTCGACCGGCGCCAGGCCGCCGGCGACATGCAGACGTACCTGGAAGAGCGCGCCAGCTACAAGATGGCGGACACCGCCGACCAGTACATCGCTGGCCTGTACACCGGCGTTGCCTCGGGCAACACCGTCGGCACCTCCGGTGCCCCGATCACCCCGGCGCTGTACGCCAGCGCCACCCCGGCGGATCTCTACCAGAAGGTCCTGCTGCCGCTGAAGGTCCAGCTCTCCGAGGCCAACATCCCGATGGCCGGCCGGTACGTCGTGGTCCCGCCGTGGGCCGAGGGCCTCCTGGAGCAGACCCAGGCCTTCATCGCGATCACCGACATGCAGGGCGAGCCCTCGAAGGTCTTCCAGAACGGCATGATCGGCCGCGTCGCCGGCTTCGACGTCTACGTCAGCAACAACGCGATCAACTACTCGGGGTCGAACTGGATCGTGCAGGCCGGTCACCCGATGGCGATCACCTACGCCGAGCAGATCGTCCAGACCGAGGCGCTGCGCCTGCAGACGACCTTCGCCGACGGCGTCCGCGGCCTGCACGTCTTCGGCGCGAAGCTGATCCGCCCGGACGCCATCGCCGTGGCGTACGTCACCCGTCCCGCCGGCATCTGACCCGAGAGGAGATCCGACCATGACCGCACGTACCCAGCTCACCCCGGTCCAGCTCGTCCGGGACAGCATGTCCGTCACCGAAGCGGCGGCGACCGCTGCTGCGGCGACCATGTACATCCAGGGCGTCAACGCGTCCTCGCCGGGCTCGACGATCGACCTGCGGAAGCTCCTTCTGCGGTTCATCATCGGCACGACCGCGACGGTCGTCACGATCCGCGCGACCGGCAACGGCAACAATGTCGCCGGGGCCGCGCAGACCAGCCCGTACCCGAGCAACGCCGTCTTCACCCAGGGCAGCGTCGGGGACCTGGTGTCGGCGTCGACCACGTCGAACACCCTGGACGTCGGCCCGCTCACCAGCGACCGGTTCATCCAGACCGACAGCTCGGGCAACACCTACCTATTCATCGACTTCTCGCAGGTCACCGGCGTCACGGTGCTGGCCTACGAGCTGCCGTTCAACCTGGTGTGACCGTGGCCGACCAGATGTGGATCCGGGGCGAGAACGGCGCGTTGCACCTGTTCGACGTGCCGCTCCCGTTCGGGATCGAATCCCGGCTCGTGCGCGGTGACCTGGTCCGCGTCCACGAGGACGGCAGCCCATGGGTGGAACCGTCCGAGGAGCCCGACGTCATCGACGCCGGGCCGCCGGACGCCCCGCCCCTTCCCAGGCGCACCGACAACCGCGCCGCCTGGACCGAGTTCGCCGTCGGCCAGGGCATGGACCGCGCCGCAGCCGTGGCGCTGACCAAGGCCGAACTGATCGCGCTGCTCACCCAGCCCGACGCGTAGGGGGTGGTCTGTGTGCCGTTCACGATCCTGGGCTCCCAGCAGTCAGATGTGCTGCAGGGCGCACAGATCACCCTCACCACTCTCTTCGAGACGTTCCCGGGCTCCGGGCAGGGCGCACCGGCGTCGGACGCCACGATCGGGATCACCGCGGCGTCGACTCCCGGTGGCGGAAGCGGCACACCGGTCGCGCCGACGTCGGCGGGGCTGATCGCGCTGAGCGCGGACGGCCTGTACCAGTACACGTGGGCGTGCCCGGCCGGCCAGGCTGTCGGGGACTACCTCGTCACCTGGACCGCCACCGTCGGCGGCCAGTCGACGTCGTACATCCAGACGGTGACGGTCGCCGCGGTCAGCAGCGGTTCACCGGCGCCGGGGGTGTACGCGACGCTGGCCGCCTACCGGGCTTGGTCCGGTGACCAGTACACGCCTGAGGCGACGGTCCTGGTGACCTTGCAGCGGGCGTCCGAGGCGCTGGACCACTACCTGATCGGCGCGGTGTATGCGACGGACGCCAACGGCATGCCGATGGATCCGATGCTGATCAACGTGCTGTCGCGGGCGGTGTCTGCCCAGTGCCAGTTCATGATCGCCGACAACGATCCGACCGGCGTGAAGCGGCAGTACAGCTCCACGTCGATGGGCGGCGTGACGACGTCGAGGGTGGCCGCGATGACTGCGCTGACGTTCCCTCCGCTGGCTCCTCAGGCCGCGGCGATCCTGCACACTGCGGGCGTCCTCGGCTCCGCCGCACTGATTGCCTGGTAGGCGCTGATGATGGAACTCGCGAACACCACGTTCACGATCATGAGGGGTGTCGAGGCCAACCCCTACGGCGACCTCAGTGACGTGGGATCCCCGATGTACACCGGCGTCCCGGCCGCCCTGAACGAGTCCAGCAAGCAGACCTGGGACCCGGCAACACAGCAGCCCCGCACGGTCCGCACCTCGAAAGCGGTGCTGCCCGGCTGGGCCGACGTCCTGATCTCCGACACGATCCGCGACGAGACGACCGGCAACGCGTACACGATCAACGACATCGAGACGCAGCCCACCGGCGGCACCGGCATCAAACCGGACCTGCTGCTCACCCTGCGGTCGCGGTCCGGCGTCGGCACCGGCACCGATTGACGAAAAGAGGTGCTGATGGGCAGCAGAGTCGAGATCGACGACAGTTGGCGACCCCACGTCGAGGCGGGCATGCAGCAGCTCTTCGAGGACCGCCTGGGCCCGGACATCGCCGGGGACGCGGCCCGGTACGCGCCGCGGCGCACCGGAGCGCTCGCGGCCAGCGTCGAGCACCACATCGAGGGCGGCGACCTGATCGTGTCCGCCAGCGGCGGCGGCGTCGACGAGGACGGCAACCTGTACGTCTCGCGGCGCCCGGGCCACGGCGTCCACCACCACGTCGAGGAAGAGGGCCGCACCTACGCCGCCTACGTCGAGCTCGGGCACCGCGTCTACCACCCCTCGACCGGCAAGACCGGCCCCGACACCGTCGCTCCGCAGCCGTTCTTGCGCCCCGCCCTCTACAAGGACCGCGACAGCAAGTAGGGGGTGGCCGGTGTCGACTCCATTGCCGCTAGCCCCCACTGACGAGCTGGTGGCAATCGCCTGGATCGGCAGCATCCCGGGCCTGTCGACCGACATGGTCGGAACGCAGCTGCCGCCGTCCGTCGCCGACGACGGCACGATCGCCGCGTGGCTCAGCACGGGCTTCGTGACCGTGTCCGTCGTCGGGACGCCCGGCGACATGCTGCCCGTCAACCGGCCGGTGCTGCAGGTGGATTGCTGGACGACGAAGCCCGGCAGCAGCAAACCGCCGTGGCTGATGGCGGACGCCATCTGCCGCGCGATTCAGCGGGCCACCTGGGACCGCTACCGGATCTCGCGGCCGCTGACGCCTGCCCTCAACGGCGTGACCTATCCGATGGCGGTCGTCCAGTCCGCCTACATGGCCACCTCATTCCGGCGCGCGTACGACGACGCCGGCGACTACGCCCGCTACCAGGGCGATCTAGCCCTGTCGTGGGTGACCGTGAACGACCATCTCGACTGAATCGAGGATCGAGCAATGCCCGAGCAGAAGTCCCAGCCTACGGTCATGGCCGCCGTGACCCTGTTCCAGGAGCCGATCGAGGTCCCTGTCGATGAGGTGGCGGTGCTGCGGTCTCAGGGCCTGCTGCGCTCCGAACCGGTCATGCCCGGCGAGCAGCCCGCCACTGGCGCCAAGTCCGCGCCTGCCGCCAGGAAGGACACCACCGCGTCATGAGCATCCTGACTCTGACCCCCAGCCAGTTCCCGAAGGTCGGCGCTGGTGCGCCGCTGAACCTGACGACCCTCATCGCCGCCGGCGTCGTGGGCAGCAACACCGGCGTGCAGTGGACCAACACCGGGAAGGAGGTGCTGATCTGCGCGGTCGCGTCGGGTGGGTCTACGTGCTCGATCGCGATCGGCACGACGATCGAGGGGCAGGCTGTGTCGCCGCTGACGCCCACGCTGGTGTCGTCCGCAACGAACGTCCTCGGACCGTTCCCCACCGATCTTGAGGCGGCCGGGGGCCTGATCACGATCACGTTCGGGACGCCCGCGAGCATCACCGCCGCCCTGCTGCAGTTCGTCGGCGTCCTCTGACCTGCGCGTTCCTCTAAGCCTCGGCCCGCCCAGTGCGGGCCTTTTGCATGCCCGCGCCCGGACGTGGCGCCCGATCCTCTGAGGGAGTGGTTCCCATTTCTGTGAACGCGGCAAATCTGGTGCTGGGTCCGGCGAGGCTGTACGTCGCACCCTTCGGCGCGACGGAGCCCGCCGACTCCGCGGTGACCCCGAACGGCCCGAGCAACCCCCCGTCCGCGCCGTGGACCGACGTCGGCGGTACCGACGGCGGCACAACCTTCGAGTCCGACTCGACGTACACCGCCCTGGTCGTCGACCAGATCATCATGGACGTCGGCGCAAGGCTGACCGAGATGAAGATGACGGTCACCACGAAGCTGTCCGAGATGACTTACGCCAACCTTCAGAACGCGCTGAACCAGATCGCGGTCACGAGCTCGGGTTCGGGCTACCAGACGGCGGAGATCCCCGTCGGCACCAGTGCGACGCAGCCCTCGTACGCGGCGCTGCTGATCGACGGCTGGGGGCCGATGCTCAACAGCGGCGCCCCGGCGCTACGTCGGGTCATCGTCCGCAAGGTGCTGTCGCAGGCCAAGGCGACGTTCGCGTTCGACAAGAAAACCCAGCAGTCACTCGACTGCACGTTCCAGGCATATTACGTGTCAAGCAGTATCAATCCGGTGCACATCGTCGACCAGACGGCGTGACGCGGTGCGCCTTCGGGCGCACTGCCACCCCGCACTCCCGCAACCCCTAGAGAGACGGCATGACAGCGAAAGCAAGCGGCACCAAGAAGGCGGCCTCGACCCCCAAGCGGCCGCCGGCGCGGCGCCCGAAGGCGCCTGCGGCGCCGGTGGTCTCTCCGGCGACCGGGTTCGAGGTGCTGCGCCTGGTCACCACGCCGGGCACGCAGGCGGAGACGGTGCCGCTGTTCAGCATCGACGGCGTCGAGTACTCCATCGTGCGCAAGCCCAAGGTCAACATCGGCCTCAAGTACCTGCACCTCGCGGCGACGCAAGGCGAGGCCATGGCCATCGCCTACCTGCTGCCGAAGCTGCTCGGCGAGGAGGGGTTCCTCGCGCTGTGCGAGTACGACGACCTCGAAGAGGCGCACCTGCAGTTCGTCATGAAGACGGCGTCGGACATCGCGATGGGGGTCGCTGAGGTCCCAAAAGCGTAGGCGAGCGCGTCCGCGAGCTGGCGTGGTTCTTGGACCACCTCGACGACATCGCCTCCGACCTCTCGGCCTTCCACCGCATCGACGACATCGGGGCGCTGGACGGGCCGACGTTTTGGCGGCTGGCGTGGCGGCTCCCTGCCTACAGCGGTGTGATGCGCGCCATCATCACCGCCGAGCAGCAGGAAGCCACGGCCGACGAGCCCACCTCACGGGCGAGGCAGCAGGACATCAATCCGGGCACGCAGCTCACGCTCGCATCTGACCCGGCGTTCGCGGGGATCTTCAGCTTCGGATAGCAGGGCGGGGGTGACCCGCCATGCCTGAGGGCTTCAAGGTCGCCTCTGCCTGGGTGTCCGTCAGCCCGGACACCGAGGGCTTCAAGGAGGAACTGCAGGGCGCGCTGGACGAGGCCGCAGCCGGTGTCTCGGCCGAGGTTCGGGTCGGCCTGGACATCTCGGAGCTGGACGAGAAGGCGGATCAGGCCCGGGCGACGGTCGACGCGCTCGATGAGGCGGTGGCCGAGCCGCGAGTCGACTTGGACTCCGCGGACCTGGACGCGAAGGCCGACGACGCCCGCGCGAAGCTCGACGAACTCGACGCGAAGTCCGCGCGGCCCGAGGTCACGCTGGAATCGGCGGACCTCGACGCCAAGACCGACGACGCCAAGGCCAAGCTCGACGCCCTGGACGCCAGGCGCGCTGACCCGCGCCTGAGCCTGGACACCACCGAGTTCGATGAGCGCTACGCCGCCGCGGTCGCGAAGCTGCAGGCCCTGGGTGGTCTGTCGTCCTCTCCTCGGCTCAGCGCCTCCAGCGGGGGCGGCGGCACGGGTGGTGGTGAGGGGGGTGGCAGTGCCGAGGTCGGGCTGGCGGGCCCGCTGCTGCTGGGCCTTGGTGCCTCGATGCCGGGCCTCGGCGGCACGGCCACCGGTCTGGGCCTGCTCGGGCTGACGGGCGGCATGGCCCTCGGGCCAGTCGCCTCGGCTCTGTCGGCGGCTCACCAGGCCAGCCTCAACGTCGGGTTGACGCCCGCCGAGTTGGCGTCGACGGCGGAGTCCAATGCGGTCCAGAACCAGCAGGCGCAGCTCGGCGTCACCCAGGCCCGGGAGCAGCAATCGCAGGACGCGGTCACCAGCGCGGCGGCGATCGAGTCCGCGGAGACGAACCTGGCGTCGGTGACGCGCAATGCGGCGGCGGCGCAGGTGCAGGCGCTGCAGTCGGTGGTGCAGGCGGAGCAGGGCGTCGAGCAGGCCAACTACGGCCTCAGCGAAGCCCAGTACAACCTGACGCAGGCGTGGGTGCAGGCGCGTGAGCAGATCGTTCAACTCAACGACCAGCTCGCCGATTCCAAACTGTCGGTGCAGGCGGCGCAGTTGGCGGTGTCGCAGGCCGAGTACCAGCAGCGCCTGACCGACCAGAACGCCTACTCCACCCTGCTGGAACGCGAGCAGGCGTCGCTGGCCGTCAAGCAGGCGCAGCAGCAGCTCAAGGACGCCACCGACCAGCAGACCGACGCCACCTACGCGGCGAACCTCGCGAACAAGCAGGGCGTCGACGGCTCGCAGACCGTCATCCAGGCCAAGCAGGGCGTCGTCGCCGCCACCCAGGCGCAGGCCGACGCGCAGAAGCAGTTGGCGATCGCTCAGCAGCAGTTGACGGTCACGGAGGAGAACAACGCCGCGCAGGTCAAGCAGGCGCAGCTGCAGCTGAGGGAAGCCGAGGAACAGGCCGCGTTCCAGAGGATGATGGACGCGCAGGCCGTGGCGGTGGCCGAGCGGAACGTCACCAACACCCTCAAGGAGCAGCAGCTCCAGATGGCGGCGACGAAGTCGACGTCGAACGAGGCCGCGAACCAGTTCCTCAAGGACATGTCCCGGTTGTCTCCGGCCGGGCGGGCGTTCGTCAACCAGATCCTGGGGATGAAGGGCGCGTTCAAGGGCCTGGAGACCACCGCGCAGAACACGGTGCTGCCCGGGTTCTCGATCTGGGCTGCGGGGATCGCGAAACTGCTGCCGAACCTAACCAGCGGCGTCGGCAGCATGGGGCGCGCGATCAGTGCGTCGTTCGGCCAGTTCGGCAAGACCATGCAGACGCCGGCGGCCGCGCATGTCCTGGACGGGCTGCTGGCCAACGGTGTCCGCTTCGCGAAGCTCGTGCTTCCTCCTTTCGCGCAGTTCGTGCAGGAGTTGGGGCTGATCGGCTCCAAGAAGGGTGCCGTCGACGGCATCGCCGGGGTCCTGGCTGGCTTCGGTCACGGGCTGACGGGGCTGGCCGCATCGGTGGGGCACTTCACTCCGGTGATCAACCAGTTCCTGATGGCGGCGGGTCACATCATCGCGGCCGTCGGCCCTGGCCTGGGTGTGATCATCGGCGTGGTGGCGACGGCTCTGGGGCCGCTGTCGCGGTACCTGAACGCGCATCCGAACGGCACCGTCGTCAAGGTCCTCGGTGACATCATCGCCGCCCTGCTGACGATGAAACTGCTGGTCAAGTGGGGCAAGGCCCCGTTTGAGGCGATCAACTCTGGATACAAGATGATCACCGGGCTGCCGGGGAAGGTCAGCGGCATCGCCCAGAAGATCTCCGGTGCCTGGACGTCGGGCCTTGGCCGCGCGAAGGGCGCGTGGGCGATGCTGTTCGGGCGCGCCGAGATCACGGACGCCGAGGGCAACGTCATCCCCGCCATCGAGGGCCTGGGCCCGAGGATCGCACGGGTCGTCGGCGGCTGGGGCGGCCGAATCGGCTCCGCTCTCAAGGGCGCTATGCCGACCAGCTTCGACGCCAAGCTCCTGCTGCAGTCCGCGAAGGACTTCGGGTCGAAGATCGGCGGCTACTTCGCGTCCGCCGGGTCCTGGTTCGCGAATGACCTGCCCGCGTTGACGAGCAGGGGTGCCAGCGCGCTGAAGGGCTTCGCCTCGGACGGCATGCAGGCCATCGGGGCGTGGGGCGGCAAGGTCGGCTCGATGATGTCCGGCGCCGGTAGCGCAGTGGCGTCGTTCGTCAGCGGCTTCGGCGCCAAGCTCGCCACCGCGGCGACCGCGACAGTGACGTGGATCGCCGAGCAGACCGTGGCTGCGGCGACGTTCATTGCCGAGAACGTCGCCGAGGCCGCCGCGGCCACGGTCGCGTTCGTGGCGGAGAACTTGGCGACGTTGGGGATCATCGCCGGGATCGCGCTGCTCGTGACCGCGATCATCTACCTGGCGACGCACTGGAAGCAGGTCTGGGCCGATATCGAAGCGGGCGCCCTGTGGCTGTGGCACAAGGTCCTCGACCCGATGTGGCAGGGCATCAGCGCCGGAGCGCACTGGCTGTACGAAGAAGCGATCCAGCCGGTGTTCTCGGCGATCTCGCTGCAGTTCCGGCAGTTGGAGGGCGACGCGTCGTGGCTGTGGCACAACGTGTTCGACCCGATGTGGCAGGGCATCGAGGCTGGGGCCCGCGGCTTCGTCGCGGGGTTCAAGGCGGTCTGGGGGATGCTGGAGTCGGTCTTCAAGACACCGGTGAACTTCTTGATCGAGACGGTGTACGACAAGGGCATCGCCAAGCTGTGGGACGAGGTGGTCCAGAGCATCGGCCTGGGTGCCCTGAAGCTGCCGACGATCACCCCGCTGGCGAAGGGCGGTGTACTGCCCGGCTATGCGCCGGGTCACGACAGCGTCCACGCGGTTCTGTCGCCAGGCGAGGGTGTTCTAGTGCCGGAGGCCGTGCGCGCGATCGGCCCGGGCACCGTGGACTCGCTCAACGCCACCTACGGCGGCGGCCGGGTCTCCAGCGGCAACCACTTCGCCGGGGGCGGCATCATCGGGTCGATCGGGCACGCCATCACTGGTGGCCTGTCGAAGGCCTACGACGTCGCGAAGATCGTCGCTGCGGTCGCGACCGGCAACGGCACCGCGCTGAGCAACGCCCTCGACGCGCTGATCAGCACTCATGCCGCCGGGAACCTGGGCAAGATGATGACCGGCCTG